AATATTTGATTTTTGTGCAGTTGTAGGCACTCTTTACATTTTTAGGTAGGGGGTGCCTATTTTTTTATGCAGCCAAAGCAGTGTATCGCCATCATCGACAGCATCAAAGCGTATGCAAAGCAGAATCCGACCGAAGCACAGGTCTATGAGGACTGGTTTCAGGCGGTGGTGAATCTAAGAGATGCTCTGTCGCAAGACAAACGGTTCGATGCCTACAAATACTCTGGCGAGCTACGCTCCGTCTGTGCAGCCATTATGGGCAAGATGAAAACAGGCGAGGACGTGGCGAAGGTCTATGACATTATCGGTCGGACGTACCTGTTTGAAGCGAAAGATGTGTTCGACAGCTATTGCATCTACCTTGAATGGAACCGTGCGCCGGAGAAGAAGTTCTATCAGCCGCGAAGAAAGGTGTTAAGAACCGTTGCGAACGCCCTGCAAGACCTTGCAGATGACAGACTGGACTTGCTGGCAATCTCGATGCCCCCCGGCTGTGGCAAGACGGCTCTAGCTATTTTTTATTTGACATGGCTTGCCGGAAGAAACCCTGACGAACCGATGCTTACAGGTTCTCACTCGAACAGCTTTGTTCGTGGCGTTTATGACGAGTGCTTGCGTATATTCGACAAGGACGGAGAATATCTGTGGAACGATGTTTTCCCGGACGTGACAGTGAGCGACACGAATGCACTAGACTGTCGCATTGATTTAGGAAAAAGAAAACGTTTTGAAACACTGGAATTTACCTCTGTTGGAAAAGGAAACGCTGGCCTTTACCGTGCAACTACGCTTCTTTACTGCGATGACCTTGTGTCTGGCATTGAGGTTGCGCTTTCTAAACCCCGCCTTGATAAACTATGGGAAACGTACACTACCGACCTTAGACAGCGTAAAATCGGCAACAAGTGCAAGGAACTGCATATTGCTACACGCTGGTCTGTCCATGATGTTATCGGCAGATTGGAACAAAATTACGGCGATTCCGACAGGAACAGATTCATTGTTATGCCAGCAATGAACGAAAAAGACGAATCCAACTTCGATTATGACTACGGTGTAGGATATAGCACA